CCGCCGTCGAGAGGCGGGTCAGCCTCCTGGAGGAGCGCGGCACGTCCTCCGCCGCCGAGACCAGGCGCGTCATGGGGCGCTTCGGGGCGGCCATCGGATCCATCGACGGCATGGAGAGCCGCGTGGAGGACCTGGCCGCCCTGTCGCAGGCGGCCAACGCCATGGCCGACGACGCCGTCTCCTGGCACGAGGCCCCGCCCGTGTCGCCAGGTCCGGGTGTCGAGAACCCCGACGTGCCCGTCAACCAGAACGCCACCTGGTACGTGTGCGAACTGTCCCCCGGCGGGGGTGTCGACAGGGACCGCGTCAAGGAGGTGTGGCGCTGGTCCCCTCCGGGTGTTGACGACGACGCCGACGGCAAGTGGGTGCAGCAGCGCTGGGGCACGGACACCCTGGGCGAGGGCGCCGTCGACTACAAGCATCTGGCCGCCGCCGCCAAGGGGGACCTGGAGGCCGCCAAGGCTCTGAAGGGGCGCGTCGACACCCTGGCCGCCTCGTACGAGCAGACCAAGGCGGACCTGGAGCAGGCCAAGACGGACCTGAAGAAGTTCTCCGCCAACGCGAAGGACGTCATCATCTCCGACACGGAGCCCACCGGCGCCGATCGCAAACCGGGGAACCTGTGGGTGTCGACCGCCGGTGGCACGACGAAGCTCTTCGTCTTCGACGGCGACCAGAACGCCTGGGTGGCCGTCAAGGGCGATGACGCGGCAGCGGCAGCGGCGGCCGCAGCGGAGGCCCAGAAGAAGGCGAAGGAGGCCCTGGACAAGGCGCAGGCCGTCGAGGACATGGCCACGGCCGCCAAGCTCGCCGCCGAGCGCGCCCAGAAGTCCGCCGACGGGAAGAACACGATCTTCTACCAGGCCAACAAGCCGTCGCTCAACGGGCGCAACGACGGGGACCTGTGGTACGACACGGACGACAACTACCGGATGTACCGTTTCCGGGCTGGTGTCGAGGACTTCGTCGAGGCGGGGGTGTCCGCCGCGGACCTCACGGGCACCATGTCGAACAGCATGGTCGAGGGGGTGTGGAAGCAGGCGCAGTCCTCCGGGGCCGTGGCCAGGAATCCGGTCGAGGGGTCGATGATCGCCAACGGGGCCATCAGGACCGCGCACGTGCAGGGTCTTGACGCCGGGGTGATCACCTCGGGATTCATCGGGGCGGACCGCATCGCCGCCCGATCCATCACGGCCGCCATGCTGGCCGCCGGAACGATCACCGCGGACTCCGGGGTCATCGGGAGCCTGAACGCGAACGACATCAAGTTCGGCACCCTGTCCGGGGACCGCGTCGACGCCAACACCCTGCGCGGCAAGCTCATAGAGGGTGGTACCATCCGGGGCGGCCTGATCGTCGGGGCCAATATTCTCGGGGCCAACATCGCCACTACGACGAACGGGACCGGCGATCGCGTCGAACTCACCGCCAACGACGGCGTGCGGGTGTGGCGGGGAAACACCGTGTACGCCCAGCTGCACCCCTCTCTGACGAATGGCCTGGCCCTGTACAACCCGAACAAGAGAACCATTCTGGAGGGGCCCACCGCCAAGCTCACCGATGTGTCGTCGATCATTTTCGGGGCGCAGTACAAGGTTCTGCGGTTCAGCCCCAAGGTGAACTCCGCCTCTGACGGAACGGCCGCCTGGGCCTGGGAGATACCCTCTCCCCCGTCAGGGCGCGCCGTGATCATCGCCCAGTTCCAATACGAGACCGGCGCTCAGCGCCCTGTGTGGCGGGAGCTCTCGATTCGGCGCAGCAGAAACTCCGGGGTCTGGTCCACTTCCGGCTTCCTGTACAACACGGACGGATGGGCGTCTGATAGTCCGGTTTTCATTGGTATGGCTACCGACCTGCCCACTTCGGGCAATGTCGACATCTGGACGAAGATGGCCTTCAAGGGTGCGAACAACGGTGCCTTCACCCGCTGGGAGACGGCTTTCACCTCCATCCTGATCCTGCCCGCTTGAAACAAGAGGAAGGAAAAACCCATGACCGGAACGGACCGAAACGGAATCTACACGTACTCCGCGGACGACACCGCCGCGGACTGGCCCACACTGCTCAACCTCGGCGTCTCCTCGGTGTCGGGGGTCATCACCAAGCTGCGCCAGTCGTCCGTCTACAAGGCGAACAACGCCGCCGCGGCCAACGCCCTGCGCGACACCCTCATCGCCGCCGGGATCACCCCCACCGCCACCGACCCCATCCTCGTCTACCTGACCTCCAACGGGCAGATCATCGCCTGGGACGGTGCCAACTGGAAGGCCGACGGATCCAACATCACCTCCTGGCTCGTCGCCGGATCCGAGGTCGCCACCCCCGCCACCCCCATCACCAACGCCATCCTCGCCGGGCGGCGCGGGGAGGCCAGCCGGTTCCGCGAAGAGGTCGGCACCGCCATCATCAGGGTGCCCGCCCCCATCGACAACAAGTACACGGGCCACTTGCCCCTGGCCCGCAAGTACGTCGGCATCGCCACCACGCTCATCACCAACGGCGACGGCGCCGCGTTCGGCGGGCTCATCTGCTCCGCGGGATTCGGCTGGGACAAGGTCAAGAACAACGAGGGCCAGATCGTCCGCGTGCCCTACATCGCCAAGGGCGCCAAACCCGGCAACCTCATCCGTCTCAACTACTCCATCAAGGGATGGGAGGCGTGAGCCTCATGTACATTCCGCACCCTCCCTGGGCCAACACCCTCGACCGGGGCCTGCGCGCCGTCGGCTACCTGGCCCTGTCGCTGTTCTCCATCCGCGAGGCCGGGCTCATGCCCTACACGCCTGACGCCGCCATCTGGTACAACCTCGCCGTCCACATGGTTCTGGCTGCGACAGCCGGCGGCTGCGCGCTCGCCTGCCTGACCGGGCGCTCGCAGGCGGAGATGGTCATCCTGCCCCTCGTCCTGGGGTGTGCGTCGGCCTCCTGGATCCTCGTCATATCCGCCCACGGTCTGGGAGCCCGGTCCGCCCTGCTCCTGTCCGTCGTGTTCCTGCTGTCCGCTAGAATGAACTGGCTGCGGTGGTTGCGACACCGCGCCATAATCCTCACCGCGCTACGCGATCGCGACGGCAACGGCACAGACAGGGGGTGATCGCTTGACGCCCCTGCTCACCACGGTGGGGTCCGTCATCGCCCTCATCACCTCCGCCCTGGCGGCCTGGGGCTCCTGGGTCAAGGTCAACGCCGACCGCAAACGGGGTGTCGGAGAGGCGGAGATGGCCCGTTCGCGCTTCGGTTTGGAGAGCCTCCAGGCGGCCCTCAACACGAAGGACACGATCATCGCCCAGTACCAGGAGGAGAACAACCGCCTGCGCATCGAGGTCCACGACCTGCGGGTCGAGGTCGAGCGCCTCAACAGACGCCGCAAGAACGGCTGAGCCGGAACGCGAAAAGGCCCGCCCCCTCCCCGAAGGAAGAGGGCGGGCCTTTCGTCGGCTACCTCGACATGCGCTTCAGCAGGCCCTTCAGACGAAGTGTCATGGCGCAGTAGTGGTAGAGGTGGCGTGCGGCGTCGCGCACGTCGTCAGCATCCGGCTGGTCAACCGACTTGCCGGTCGGCCAGAACCCGAGCGCCTTCAGCGTGGCGTCACGGACCAGCGTCTTGGCCTGCGTCGGCGTCTGGTAGACAATCGGCCGCTTGTCGTAGATGTAGTCCATGATCGCATTGACCTTCACCGGGGTGAGGTCTGCGAGGAACTGGTTGTGCGGGCGCAGGTCGAAGCGCTCGCCGACGACGACGTCCGGCTTGTAGCACCAGATGGCGCCTTTGAGGCTGAACGCCGTGTCGGTGTGGCTGTCGGAGACGAACTGGTCGTACTCGACGATCTCGACGTCGTCGCCGTCGACCTTGCCCAGAACCCACCCGGTCGACACTCCCGGGTCGTAGGCGAAAACCTTGGTCACAGCGTACTCACCACCAGACACGAGACGATCGTGATGACCGGACTGAAGCTGATCCACAGCGGGATCTGCGCATCCTCGCGCTGGGTCGCCGCGAAGAAACCCAGGAGGAGAGCAAGACCGAAGGAGACCAGCCCCACGAAGTAGAACTGTTGGAGCATCATCAGCCCCTCACCGCCACGAACAGGCCGAAACCGACGGCGAACACCGACAGGCAGGCGACGAACCGGAACCACCACTTGGAGAAGCCCTCCGCGTGGCCGTCCTCGGCGAACATGTATCCGGCGCTGAAGAAGAGCATCGGCAGGGTCAGGAGCCAGTAGCCGAACCAGCCTCCGGCGCTCATGCCTCGATCACCACCGCGTCCTCGCCGCGCAGATCCCTGGGCTCGGCCTTGAGCCAACGCCCGGAGCCCTTGGCGTGCGAGGCAACAGCCCGACACACGCTCGCCTTGGCGGGGTCGCAGCCCTCCTTGCCCCGGTGCCACGCCAGGACGGGGATGTCGCCCTTGTCGAACCACACCCGGGTCAGGGCCCGCAGCATGGCGGCCAGACCGCAGGCCCGGGAGCGCCGGACCCGCTCCGGTTCGGCCCGGGGGTCGAAGGGGGCGGGGGACCAGATGACGTCGAACTCGTTGACACCGCCCCACAAGGCCTGTCCGCCGACGTTGTCGATGATGTGCACGCCGTTGGGGTGCATCTCGATGCGGATCGCAACCTTGCTGCCGCGGCTCACGGGTTGTTCCTCCGCTCCGTGTCGACGACGATGCGGGCGCACCAGGCCAGGGCCATGGCCGCCACCTGGATGAGCTCGTCGCGCAGCGGGGCCGCATGGCCGACGGGGGTGTCGGCGTCGGGGGTGAGGGCGCGGGCGACCTCGCCGACCTCCTCGGCCAGGATCACGAACTTCATCTGCTCGGTCACCTCCGGGTTGAAGGGCGTGCGGCCGTGGTGCTTGTCGTAGGCGCGCTGGTACTCGGCGACGACCTCGTTCTCCAGGATCCTGCGGGCCCGGCCCCGGCGGCGACGCAGGCCGTGCAGGGAGGAGCCGTCGGTCTTCTCGTCGAGGTAGGCGACCCACAGGGCGGCGCGGGCGGCGATGGCGGACAGGGTGAAGCGCTTGGCCCCGCTGCTCCAGGCGGCGGAGGTCAGGAACATGATCTCGGCCAGGTAGTTGTAGGGGTTGACGGTGTCCGGGCCCACGTAGTCGATCTCGTCGACGGCACGGGCAACGGCCGGGTCGATGTCACTCATTGGCGTTGTTCTCCTTCTTCTCAGCCTCGACCTGTGCGGACAGACGGCGGACCACGTCCGTGGCCTCGACGAGGCACTCGGCCAGACACTTCAGCTCCATCCGGGCCCGGTCCAGGTCGGCGGGGGGCTTACTGGTGCCCCAGGCGATGAGCCTGTCTAGGTACCAGCGAGCCTTGAGGTAGTCCTCCAGGGAGCTGGACCCCTCCTTGCGCCCGGCCCGACACACGTACTTGACGACGTTACCGGACAGGAAGTCCAGGTGCTCGGTGATCTCGATGACCTCGTGGTCGCCGAGCTTGTAGTGGGGCGGGTGGTTGATCATGTCGTCGGACATGTTCTATTCCTCTCTTGTCATTCCTTGTGGTACCGCTGGCAGGTGTAACCGGCGGCCTTGATCACGAGATCGTCGTCGGCCCAGGAGGGCGGACGGCACATGATCTCGGACACTTCGGTGACGAGCTCGGCCTCGTCGAGAATGCGCTTATCCGCGGGGATTTCGCAGACGACCTCGTCGTGGATGTGGGTGACGACAGGCCAGCCCGCCTCCTCCAGGTTCCGCAGTGCTTGGACGAGGATGTCGCGTGCGACGGCCTGCACGATGTTCTCGGTGATGATGCCCCCGTGCAGCGGCTTGTAGGGGACCCGGGCCCTATCGCCCCCGGTGTTGAGGACGTGGGGTACGAGGCGAGCCGGGCCGAGCGGAGTGCCGTCGACGTCGAGGGGCTGCCTCCAGCGACGGGTGAGCCCCCGGTAGATGATGGGCCGCTTGGAGGGCAGCCACACGTAGCGGTCCTGCCCCTTGACCTCGATGCTGACCAGGCCGGTGTCGACGGCTCCGCCGGTGTTGATGATGCGCTCCAGCTGCGACCAGAAGCGTCGGACGGCGGGGGACTTGTCGCGCCAATTGTTAATGATCGACTGCAATTCCCTGCGCAGAATATCCTCCGGGGTGCCTTTCGGCATGATATTCCGACCGCCCATTTTGAGCGCAGCACCAACACCCCCGCGATAGCCGCAGGACAGGGTCATAAGCTTACCGTGCTGCCGATCGAAGCCCTTTTCAGGTCCTCCAAGTTTAGCAGCAGTGGCGACATAAATGTCCTCGTTGTTGTTGAAGGCGTCAATCATCCACTGCTCGCCCGACAACCAGGCCAGGACGCGGGGCTCGATCGACGAGTAGTCGCACACGACGAACGGCCCCATGAGCAGCGGGCGGATCAGCTTCTTCAGCTCCGGGGAGGGGACCGAACCGCCCTCCAGCAGCCGCCCGACCGCGACCTCCTCGGCCTGCGTGTCGTAGCCCCCGCCATCGGCCTTGAAACCGTCGCGGGCCAAGTTCTGGAACTGGATGAGCCGCCCGGCGAACCGGCCCGTCGACGCGCCGAAGTACTGCATCGTGCCCCGCAGACGCCCGTCGTCATTCGTGGCCCGAATGGCGGCGGTGAACTTGGCCGCGGCCGACACCGCGCACTCCTGGCGCAGCACGAGCACCCGGCGGACGTCGTCGGGGAGTTCCTCCGCCAGCAGCTCCTTCACCGTGTCCTTGCGCAGGTCCTCCGTGTCGACACCCCGGCTCTTCAGCCACGCCCGCAGCTGGGCCACCGAGTTGCCGTTGTCGACACCGGCGATCTTCTCGATCTCCTTCAACGCTTCGGTCCTGTTGTCCTTGAAGCAGCGCTCAGCGGCTCTCGCCAGCGCGACGTCGACACGGACGCCCCGGTCGTTGATTCGCTGGTCGACCTCGTAGACGGCGCGCTCACCGCGGGGGAAGCCACGTCCGAGCAACCTGGCGGCCTGACGCATGGTCTCCACGTCCTGGTCGCAGTAGGCGCCGAACGCCGCCCAGTCGTCGGGCCGCTCAGCGGGGTTCACTCGTTCACCCCGCCGGTTCGGCTTGGAGAACAGGTTGATGAGCCTGGTTCCAGCCTCGTCCTTCTCCTCGGCGCCCATCGCCAGGGCGAAGTCCTTCAGGGAGGCGGGCAGCCCCCACGCCCGTGCGAGGGCGGCGGTGTCGAAGAACTGCTCGGGTGGCAGAAATCCCCGCCTCTTGAGCCTCGACAGGTTGACGCGCTCGAAGGAGGCGTTGTGGGCGATCTTGAGGACCTTCTTGTCGAACAGGCCGGGGATCGCCAGGATCGCCTCGTGGCCCTCGGCTCGTTGGACAGGGCCATCATTGAGAGCCCAGGAGCACATGAGGATCCGCCAGTCCGGGTGCTCCGTATACTTATACACTCCGCTCTTCGCCAGGTCGACAGGCGAGTAGGTCTCGATGTCGATCCACAGGACGTCCTGCGTCATCCACGGCGCGCCGCCCTTCTCCGAGGCGGTCACCGTCCAGCGACCCTGGAGTACGAGCGGCCAGATCTCGTCGAAGCCGCCGTCGGCGGGAGCCGTCCACGGGCCCTCGACACCGAACAGGCCGATGGTCGGACGCCGTGGATCCAGGGGCCAGTCGGGCCCGGCCAGGTCGATCGAACGCCCGATAGCCGACTTGATGTCGCACAGCACTCCCCGCTGCTGGGCGGTCAGGTCACGGGGGTCGGGCACCAGGAACACGGGCTTGGCGGCCCAGAAGTCACTCACCGTCGGCCTCCTGTTCCTGCGCCTGCGCCTTGAGGCGACGACGCTCCTCGCCCTTGACCCGCCACGGAACCTCGCCGACCTTCTGGCGCACCTCGAACTTGGGGCGGAAATCAATGTTGTCCGGCCCCCACGGCAGGCTGCTGTCGGGACGCATGAACGACCAGCCGTCCATGTCGTCGAACGGGGGGAGGTTGAAGTTGGAAAGGACCCAGTTGACGGCCTCTGTGCCGTTGGCCCACACCATGCCCCCGGGGCTCTTGCGCCAGTTGTCGGCCCGCTTGAGCAGGGACTTGCGCAGGCGGAGGTCGCTCGCGGCCCGCTGGCGCCCCTTGGCCTTGATGCCCGCCTTGCAGCCGCACAGCGGCCCTTCGAGCAGCCCCGACGCGGACGCCTGGCTGTGTCGCCCGCAGAAGACGCACTTGATGTCGAACACGGCGCCGCGGGTGGACGTCCACCCCGCCGGGTCGAGGGACGTGATGCGCCAGTCGCCGAAGCGGTGGTCGAGGAGCGCCCCCAGGAGGGGGTGGGGCGAGTAGACGGTCTTGGCCGGCTCTCGGTGGGTGATCATGGTTGTCTCTCTCTTCTTGTTGTGTTGGGTTGCTATGCGTCGACGGCGGTCCGGGCCGTGTAGACGACCTCGCGGTCGCCGGGGCGGTCCGGGTTGGGCAGAATGTCTCGCAGGGTCCCCTTCTTCTGGCAGTGCATGAGGATCCGGGTGATCTGTTCGGGGCCGTCGAACTTGTTCTGGAACTTTGTGACCAAGGCGGCGTACGACACCCGGTGGCCCGGCTGGGAGGCGACCCACTGCTCGACGTCGGAAACCATCCGCGAGAACCCGTTGGAGTCGACCTGGTTGACCAGAGCCTCGGCGCACCTGGCCCACGTTCCGGCCAGGTCGATCGCCTTGACGACGTGGCGCAGCTCGATGGTGTCCTTCATCTCCGTCATGGCCAGCAGGGCCGCCACTCGCAGGGCGGAGAACGACAGCCGCTCGCAGGTGGGGAACAGGGCCACAGCGTTGAGCGGGTGGTTGGCGGCCAGGAACGTGACGTCGTAGGCGAAGCGCTTCCACCTCTCCAGGGCGTCCTGCTCGCACTTGAGGGGCACGCGCAGGTCGTCGAAGGGGCCCGACACCGGGACGGCGGCCTGAAAGCCCTTGTCCCAGTACCTGACCACGGAGGTCAGGTGGTGGATGAGCATGTCGCGCACCTGGTCGACACGGGCCCGCTCGCCCGTACGCCACTCCACGTCATTGGCGCCGGGGTCGAAGCCCTCGCGGGAGTCGACGACGACCAGGCAGCGGGGCACGAAACCGGAGATGATGCGCTCCATGGTCAGGTAGCGGGCGGTGAGGTCGAAGATGCCGGTTCCGTAGAACGACATCTGGTGGTCGACACCGCCTTTTCTGGCCAGCCCCCCGGTCTTGCGCAGAATGGCGGGCACCCGCCCGTCGTAGATCTTGGTGAGCATGGGGATGAAGGAGGCCATGTAGGACCCTTTGCGCGAGGCGGCGGCGAAGGTGTCCTGGACCTCGTCGACGCTGAGCAGCGTGGACAGGCGGGGCAGATCGCCCAGCCACTCCTGGAGGGCCTCGGCGGTGGCGTCCTCGGGGGCCTCGTAACCGCTGCTGTCGACACCGCACTCCTCGGCCACGTCGTTCAGGACGCCGCGGGCCAGGCGCAGGGCGGTGCTCTTGCGGGACTGCGTGGTGCGCCCCAGGACCAGCCAGTACAGGTTGAGGCCCATGTCGGTGAAGGTGAGCGGAAGCTTGGCGTAGCGCGACAGGAGCGCGGAGAGCATGGCCAGGCCCCCGGCCACGGAGAACTCCCATGGGGCCTGCGGGGACTTGTGTCCGACCCATGAGGTGAAGGCGTCGATGAACGTGTCGTTGATGGGCTGCTCCTCGGGGTGGAGGAATTGGACGCGCGTCCAGTACAGGCCGTTGGCGTCGGCGTCGAGCACGGAGGGCAGGCGGTCGACGAGCGCTTCGGGCGAGGACTCGTCGCCGAACTGGTTGACGCCCTCCAGGGGCGTGAGCCCGAGGACGCGCAGGATGTCGGCGTCGTCGTCCATGATGAAGTCTTCGCCGTCGTGGTACTGCCTCCAGCGGGCGGCGTCGCGCTGCACCTGCACCCACAGGTCGATGTCGGGGCGGTTGTCGCGCCGGTACTTGTTGCAGGCGGCCTCGTGCAGGACGAGGTAGCAGGAGCGGGCGTCGAATCCGGCCTCCATGAGTATGCACTGGAGGTGGTACATGCGGGCGGACCAGTCGTCACCGATCTCGGGGCGGATCATGAACAGGTCGTTGGCGACGGAGTTGTTGACGAGGGCGAGCAGGCGGTAGATCTCGTTGGGGTCCTGCTCCTGGGGGACCTTGGAGTCGAGCTCCTCCTGGGACAGTGGTTCGGCCGGGGGGTAGTGGGCGGCGAACTCGGCGACGGTGACGGCCTCGCCCTCACGGGGGATCTCGACCAGGTCGACACCGCCCGCCCCTCTTCTCCTGACGGTCTCCTTGTCGTACTGGGTGACACGGAATGGCGCGCCGTATTCCGGCTTCGTGTTGTAGGACCAGGGGACGCGCAGCATCTTGGCCAGGGGCCAGCCGCGGTCCATGCCGTCGGCGGCGTGGGCGTTGTACAGCCCGTGCGACAGGTCCTCCAGGTCGTTGTTCGACAGCGTCGAGGCGTCCAGGAACCGCCAGTAGCCGTGCCAGTGACCGGGGGACGTGCGCACGAACGTAGTGGGCAAGATCGCCAGCTTGGAGGGGTCCATGTCGTCGCCGTCGCAGTAGACGACGTCGCAGCGCAGCACGTTGGCCTTGGTGGCGTGGCGGGGGTCGCTCAGGGAGGGCGGCTGGGTGAACGTCATGGGCTTGAAGTAGACGTCGCCCGCGCCATGAGCTTCGACGTAGCGCCCCATGGCGGCCTTCTCGTCGGGCCACATGAACCACTTGAAGACGGTGAGCCGCCCGAAGGGGTCCTTGGTGATGATGGGCACCCAGCCGGGGGTGTCGGGCAATACCTCCTCGAAGAAGGCCATGTCTCTCTTTCTCTTCCTCTCTTGCGCGGGGACGACGGGACCCCGACGCCGTCAGTCTAGCGACGCCGGGGCCCGGTCCTCAGTCGAAGGTCTTGTCGGTGGCGCTCACCAGGTGCACCAGGTGGACGGGGTCGGTGCCTTCGACACCGGCGAAACGGGCGCTCTCGTCGTAGCGCCCCTCCCACCACTTCTCGTGGCCACCCCTGGCGCGGCTGTCGTAGACGTCGAGGGTGTCGACGTCGTCGACGCGGTCGTAGCCGCTCTCGTAGCCTCGGACGACGACGATGGTGTCGCCGCCCTCCTCGTCGCGCATCTGCGTCAGCTTCTCGATCAGTTCGTCAAGGGTCATGTGCTGCTCCTCTTCCTCCTATTACGACGTGAGTTCGTTCAGAACCCACAGCAGAAGCCTGCGACCGGAGGGCTTGAGGGACCGGGAAGCGAACACGATAAGCCCGATGTCCGAGATGACAGCACCCCTCTGTCGCCCGCCCCCGGTGGCCACCTCCAGGAACTTCTTGTCCTCATCATGCGCAGATCGAATCAGGGCGTACCCGTCACGGAGCCCCAGGGCCCGGGCAAGATCGGAGGCGGCGAACCAGAGGTGGTGGCCGTCATGGTAGGTGCGGATGACATGCCCCTCGTAGTGCATGTCCTGTGTTCTGTCCATCACTTCTTCTCCTTATTCTTCTTGGCTTCCTTCTTCTCCGGGAAGCCGTTGGCGTAACTCTCGCTCCAGGCGCGGTCGAAGATCGGGCGGTCGGCCTCGGTGTAGACGCAGACCTCGCGGACCTGACCGGAGGGGGTCTCGTCGAAGCGCTTGCCGGGCTCGACGCCCCGTTCGGCCTTGTAGGCCTTCTTGACGTACTTGCCGAAGGTGGGGGCGTAGCTCTTGATGTTGTCGTTCGACACCCCCTGCTCGCGCATGTAGTCCTGGACGTAGAGGGGGCGGGCGCTTGTCTCGATCTCGGGCGTGTCGCCCATGGCTCGCGCCAGGACGATCCTGGCCTTGGCCTCCAGGTAGTCAGGGCTGATGACGTCCTTGGCGAGAGCAACCAGTTCCATCAGCCCCTTGGCTCTGACCAGAGCCGGGTCCTCGGCGTTCGGGGTGGGTGTCACCCCGAGCAGGCTGTATGAGCCCTTCTCCCTGATCGACGGCAGCACCTCCTCGGTGATCCAGGCCTGGAAGGCGAGAGCCTCCGGCTTGTCGCTTCGGAGCACGACGCGGTACATGCCGGACTCGCTGACGATCGTGGTGTCCTGGATGCGCCCAAGGCTGTCGGCGATGGGGTAACTCGAAGTGACCCCATCTCCAAGCCGCGACACCACCTGGCCCGGGTTGCTCAGGTGGAGCACGCTGCACAGGTCAACGAGCACGAACCAGGGCTTGCCGTCGATCCACACGGTTCGAACGGGGGCATCCTTGTACTGAAACGGGATCAGTGTTGCGCCGGTCACAATTTCCTCTCTTTCTTGGTGATTGGCCGGGGCCTCTCGGTCGGCCTCGATGACGGCTACGCTACTCTAAAATCGTGGGGCCCGCAAATCCTGAGTCGGTGCGGCCGGTGCCGATGGTGGCCAGCCACATGGTGAACGTACGACGGTCGATGAAGATCATCTCACGAGTCTTGCCGTCAGTCGCAACCGCCTGCATCATACAGGTGGTTGCCCAGGACTGACGCTGAAGCCTCTGCGACTGTCCGTCGATGTCCAGACCGAGCGCCTCGCAGACGGGGCGAAGGGCGACGTAGGCGCCGTCGATCCTCGTACGCACAATGTGCGTACGGACAATCTCCGTACCCTCCTACCCGGATCGTGAGTAGGAGATCGCGCTCACATCATCACCCTCGCGCGCTCCCGGGCGTCCTTGCGCAGCTCGACATCCAGGACCTCGTCGAGCAGCCAGCGGTAGAAGCCCTCGGACTGCTCGGACCGGGACCTGAACGCCAACCCGATCAGCGCCCTGGCCGACACCGCCCTGGCCTGGTGCCAGCCCCGACTCCCCTGAACCTTGAACCAGCGGATCTCGTTCTCGTCGAACCTGCGCAGCATGTTGGGCGAGTCCCTGTACCCCAGCAGGCGGGCCACGTCCGCAGCGATGAACCAGGCGCCGTCCTCGTCGACGAACGCCCGCAACTCATTCTTCTCGTAGTAGAACAAAAGCATGGCTTCTCCTCTTTCTTCGTTGACCCGGCCGGGGCCCTGCGCTCAGCAAGACCCCGGCCGGTCATCGTGGGATCAGAACGGAGTGGTCGAGCTGTCGACCGGCTCGAACTCCACCTCGTCGACCTGCCCCCGCGGGCTGCCCATCAGCGGAGAGCCATCGGGGTTGAACATCGGCTGCCCGGTCTCGCGGTCCATGCGCTGACGCGGTGCGGCCACCGACGTCTTGATCGTGCACTTGCGACGCAGCATCAGCGCGAACAGGCGGTCGACAGTCGTCTTCAGCCCAGCCGCGTTGAGCATGGGCACCCGCTCACGCGGGTCCTCGCGCCACAGGTCCACAGCCTCCAGCATCCGCCTGAAACCGGGGTTGAGGACCCGCGTGGTCCGCCCCTGCTCCGTGCGCTTGAAGTAGAGGACCGTGTACCCCAGCACGACGACACCGTGGTCGGGGTCGTTGGTGTCGTCGATGGCGTACGTGAGGACGACCATCGGCAGGCCCTTGGACGACAGCCGGCACTCCGTCTTGGTGACGACGGCGTTGTGGTACCCGGGCTCGGGGGCGCGGAACGAGAACTCCTCCGCGACCTCCACCTGGGACAGGTCGAGGCCGTCCAGGGCGGTGAGGTCCGCGCCGGACGTACCGGCGGCGGTAGCGGGGAAGGCGGCGAAGGGGTCGTTGGCGGTCATGCGTTCTCCTTGTCGGTGTTGGTATTGGTGTTGTTGCTGGTGTTGTGGGCGAGCTTCCAGACCCGGCCCATGGTGGGGTTCTCCAGGAAGTCGGGGAAGTCCTTGACCCGACGCTTGGTGATGGCCCCCGGCAGGGCGAAGTCCGCTCGGACGGCGAACTGCCCGCTCTCCAACCTGCCCGACCTCATGTAGGCGACGAAGTCGAAGTTGGAGGGCATGTGCTTGTCGGACTGCTGGCCCCGGAAGGCCGGTCCGATCTCGGTCTCCCCGGTCACCGAGTTGGTGACCCGGGCGACGTGGGTGAGAGCCAGGAGGTTGACGCCATCGCATCGCATGAAGGCATTGATCAGCGTCATGACATTGTCGTAGGCGTCGGTCCACGGCTTGTAGTTGTTGCCGGGATTGGCCGTACGAGACTCGCCCACGATGAGCTCCTGGAGCTTGTCGATGGTGTCGAAGACGACGGTGCGGTAGGGGAAGGACCTACTGTTCATCGTGGGCCGGACGACCTGGGCGATGAACCGGTGGGTGTCGACCCAGGAGTCCAGGTGGATGATGGTGATCTTGTCCAGCTCGCCCCATTCCCTCAGGGGAAGTGTGCCCCTTTCGAAATCGAGGTAGAGGACGGGGGACATTTCGGGGACCCTGGATGCGGTGGCGGAAAAACTCGTCTTTCCGCTGCCTGCCCCTCCGTAGAGGAGTACTGAGATATCCTTGAGTTCCTGCGGATCCTCCGCCGTGAAACCAGCCGCCGCGAGCATCTTATCGAATGCCGCTGTCGACATCAGGCCACCTCTCCCTCGTCGAGCGGGAACAGCGCTAGCTGCTTCCACCCCGGCAGGGTGAGGGTGTCGACCAGCTCGGCGCCCTCGACGCCGCGCAGACGCCACAGGGCCACCAGGCGCTCCAGGTCATCCTCAGTGCGCAGGTTGACCTCCTCGCCCCGGCTGGTCAGCGTGCACTCGATACGGTCGTGCTTCCTCGTGCCAGCCGGACGAGTCAGCGCGAGGACGAGCGGCTCGGTGTCGATGTTGAGCTCATTGGTGATGGTCCACATCGTGGTGCTGTCTCCACACAGAAGCCGCACCTCCTCGCCATCGCTAACGATCAGGCCGGGCAGCCGCCCCGTCCTCTCCAGGGCACGCTCAATGCCCCTGGTGCGAATCGCCGAACCCTTCATCGCGCCTCCCTGGCGACCCACTTGAGAACCTCGTCGTGGTAACCCACATAGGCCCTCGTCCAGCCCATCGACTCACTCCACTCGAAGATGGCGACGGCCCCGTTGTTCCCGGCGACCAGCGCCAACTGACGCCCGTCCTTGGTGTACACCACCCGATAGCGGCCCAGGTTGTTGCGGGGCCGGTCGAGCGCCCACCCCGCCTTCCTCAGCGCCTCTTCGATCATGCCGATCACGGCATACCTCCCCATGCGGCCATGTCGGCCTCCTCCTTCTTCAGTCGCTTGCAGCGGTAGCAACCGGGCGAGGACTCGTATCCCCCGCTCGACACCCCCGCCCCGTTATTCTCCTCGCCACGGACCCGGGCCACGAGCTCGCTGAAACGGCCCAGGACGGCCTCGGCGACAGCCCGACGGTACTGGAACACCAGCGTCCGGGCCGCGCCCGGAAGAACGTCCGTGGAGGCGTCGCGCGGGATCATGAGCAGGCTCGCCCGCTCCACCTCGTAGCCGTCACGCTCCAGGGCGTAGCCGTAGAGCATCATCTGCGCGTAGTACTTCCACGCGGTCTCCCAGATGATCCTGTCCCGGTCCATCAGGACCGAGCCGTCCAGGCGGTTGTGCACCACGGCGGAGATCCCCGCGATGCGGGCCTTCGACAGGACCTTCCAGTCGATGACCTCCCTGCGCTCGATGTCGAACAGGTCGACAGTGCCTCTGATCGGCCCGTAGCCGTCGACCTGGGCGACGTCGACCCGCTTCTCCACGAGGATCAGCCCGGCCCGCCCCTCCGGGGAGTTCGACAGGCGCTGCTGGGCGAGCAGGTGGAAGGCGGTGCCCAGCAGCGGGGCGAGCGGGGTGCCCGCCCTCTTGTCCTCGTAGGTGCCCCGGATCTTGTCGGCCAGGCAGCGCTCGCACACCTCGCCGAGTTCGGAGGGGCCGACGTGGCGCTGCCGGTCCCGGTCCGTCGGGGCTCCGACGATCTCCAGGGCCCGGCCCGTGGCCTCAGACCCCCACAGCATCGTCGCCCCCTCCCCTTCTCTGTACCAGGTAGGGCTCACCGGGCTCGCAGGCCTGCGCGTAGATGTCGGGGAACCGCTCCTTGAGGGCCTCGGGGTCGATGACCTCCTTGTACACACCCATCCGCTCGTCCGTCGACACGAGCCTCTCGTCGAGCAGCGCGGCGGCGACGAAGGGGCGGAAGTGCGACCGACGGGTGAGCACGGCGCCGTCGTAGCGGTCGAGTCCCCTCCTGGTCATCTCGGCGGCGATCGCCTGGTTGAGGCCGATCAGGGCCCGGTTGACGGCGGAGCGGGATGCGATGAGCCCGGCCCGTCGTTCGATCAGTTCGGACAGTTCGTCATCGTTCACGTACTGTTCCTCTCTTCCTTCTAGATGAGCCCTGATTCCGTCAGGGCGCGGTGCCTTTCGGCGAGTCTTCCGACGACGGTGTCGTCGACGGTCCCGGGGCACTGCACCAGGTAGCGCACGACACCCCGTGTCTGGCCCGAGCGGTGGAGCCGCCCGTGGGCCTGTTCGTTGATTACCAGGGAGGAGTCCCTCGACAGCCAGATCTCCGTGTGGCAGTCCGTCTGGAGCCCGTCGACGCCCTCGGCGATGGCGGACACGACGGCCAGGAGGATCTGCACACTGTGGTCATCGCGGAACGTGCGCCAGCCCTCGTGGTCGTCGCCGCTCACCTGCTCCACCCGGTAGCCCGCCTTCTCCAGGCGCCACCGCAAGGGCTTGAGGAACTTGCGGGAGTGGGTGAAGACGATGACGCGCTCATCACCGACGTCCTGAAGGATGTCGAGCAGGGCGTCGATCTTGCCGCTCTTGGAGTCCCGGTCGAAGGCGACGACCTCCCGCACTCCTCCGGCGTTGGTCGTCATGGACATGACGATCGGCTGCGCGAGGGTGACCTGCTGAAGGCGCATGTCGAGGGTGACTGGCAGGTTGACGGCGACGGGGTGGTCGTCGAGCCAGGCGATGGCCTTGTCCCGCCACTGCTTGTAGATGCGCTTCTGGTCGCGAGTCATGGTGGCGGCGACCCGGCGGATGTCGACGTCGGGCAGGTCGGGCAGCGCCTCCTGGCGGGTGACCGACACCCAGCACGGCGTCGTGGCCCGAACTCTTCCGGGATGCTTCTCCTCGCCGTAGATCTTCCCGTAGCCGGTGTCGGAGAACGGGTTGTACTGCGACTTGAAGAAGAAGTCGGCGAATCTGGTGAAGGAGGTGTAGCGCTGGGGCCACAGGAACTTCAGGGCGCCGAAGATGTTGACGGGCAGATTGCCAGCCGGAGTGGCCGACAGGGCCAGTCGCCTTTTGGCCCTGATCCTGCACAGGACCTTGGAGTTGAGGGACTGGTGGTTACAGGCTCGGTGGACCTCGTCGGCGATGAGGATGTCGAAGAGGGTGCCGCCGAAGGCGTGGGTGTCGGGCGCGGAGACCATCCGCCCTCGCTTGTCCTTCTTCTTGTGCTTGTTGCGGGCGGG